CGCTCGAACTCGCCGACTGCGGCGTCGGCTACTGCCTCAGCCAGTTGGCTGAAGCTCTTACCCGAACCAGCAGCGATGTCGCCAAAACTGCGAAGCTGCTCCACAGTAGGCTTGATGCCTCGGGCGATGAGGATGTTAAACGAGCCAACAACCTCTTGAACCGAGAACGGCGTATCGGCCGCGAACTTCTGAAGAATTTCGAAAGCTCTTTTGCCGTTCTCGACGCTCCCTGTGAACGTAGTCAGGCTGGCTTGGAGCTTCTGGAACTCAGCATTCGTGCGAACTAGCTGTCTGCCGAGAAGACCGCCGCCCACGATAGTCGTGAGCAGCACGAACCTCTTTGCGAGAGATGCCACGGCAGCATCGGTACGCCGGAGACCGTTCTGGACCGATCTGAACGCACCTTGAGTGCGATCTTGCGCGGTGATCGGTAGGTTGAGCCTATCTGCCATGCTTCTGCTTTTGGTTCTTCAAACGGAAGTAGCTGCCCCATTCGAGAAACTCTTCGAGCGTGATGTCGCCCTCAAGTTCTTCGACGGTGCGATGAAGCGTCTCCGCGAGCATGAATAGGAATTGACGCTCGGGAGACGCCTTTAGTTTTTTTCGATTGCGTCCGGGTCGACCGCCATGATGTCGGCGGCCACGCGAGCAAGAACGGTCGCGTCGACCTTGTCCTTGATGGCTTGTTTGTCTTCGAGCGTGAACAGCTTCTCACCGCTACTGTCGAGCGCCTTCATAATGAGAACATCAGCCAGGACGTTGGCGTCGGCTCCATTACCTGATGACTTCTGAAGACGGGTCTGTTCCCTAAGCGTGAAGGGAGCGACGTAGACTTCGAGCGGTCCATTCTCGTCGCCCCACTCAGGGACTTCGATCACACGCACTTCACGGTTTTGAAAGTGAGCGACAGCGCGATCAATGACCCCGCTGCCGCCTGATTTCTTAGCCGCCATGGTTAGACCGTGGCCTCAGTCAAAGCGCCATTTCCGGTGAGCGAGAACGTAGCCTCGACCATGCCGTCGAATGACGAGGTGATGGTCTTGCCGGTGACGATGCCCGTGCCGGTGTAGTAGGTATCGCTCGAATCAGCGCCTTCGGGATATACGACGAAGGTGACTGAAGCCCCGACATCAAGCGCGTTCTGAGCCGTATCAGTTTCGTCCCAGAATACTTCTGCCGTACCCGACCAACTGGTCAGCCCAGCCTTGAAGGTGCGAACGGACGCGCCCATGCTCGTGTCTTCGATAGTGTCGCCGGTGGTGTCCAGCGAAAAGCTTCGAACCGACGCAACAGTATCGCTGCCGACTTTCAAAAGGCCTTCGCTGCCTGTGTGTGTAGCCATTTAGTCTACTCCTTTGTGATGGCCGCAACGGCCTTTGAGGTTCGGCGGGTCGCTGGCTTCGCATCAGCCTTCTTCCAGCCCTTGCTAACGAGGTACGCGACGCGTTGGTCGAACACCTCGATCTTTGTGCCCGAAGGCGAAATCATTTGAGTTCTCATGCTGCGTTCTCCAGATCATTCTCAGCGGTGACGTATTCGACAGTCACATCCAGTCGAACCATGCCGATGGGCTGCTCTCCGTCGTCGGCATACTCAAACTCGATGCCGGTGGTGCGAGTGTCGCGAGCGAGGTTGTTCTGCCGGATGTCGCCAGCAAGAGCCTCCTCGACTTCGAGTGAGATCGCGTCGAGCGTGGCATCGAGATTGCTCGTCGCAGACGCGTAGCCCTCGATGGTCAATGTGACCGCTCGTAAGGTGGTGCGAGGCGGCACCATCGTGAGCGCCTCGATCTCTTCGTTCTTGGTGTAGATGCAGAGCCCCGGCAGATTCCCCGCTGCCATGGGATAGACGCGGCTCGCGAAGACGCGAGATCCTGTGGTCGTGAGGCCCGTCAGGTTCGTGACGACACGGTCCCTGATCTGTTTCCTCAGGTGAGCCATTAGTTCTTCTCCAGCACGAGAACTGTGACGCCTGTGCCTTCGGCCTGAATTTCCCGGACCGTGTAGCCAACCGATGAGATGCTGATCCCGTCCCCTACTGCGGCGGCACCCGGAAGGTCTGCGCTGGTGCAGGTGAATTGAGGCTGGGCGCTGATGACGCCGACACCGCCAAGCGGATCGACCTCTAGAAACTGATTGTCGAAGATGCCGTTGACCGTTGAAGACGCGCCGCCGTTGAGCGTGTAGGTGGCGGCAAGGCCGAAGTCGTCGGTATCGAAGAAGATGGCTCGCTCGGTCGCCGTTTCGACAGCCATTAACTCTTACGCTTGCGCTTCGTCAGGGCTGCGGCGCTCTTAGTGGTTAGACCTAGACTGCGGTCTTGGGTCTTCGCCTTACCTGATGCTGGCTGAGCCTTGCCCCACGAGATCAATTCGAGTGCGAGCCGGTCTGGTAGATCGACAGTCGTTCCGGCAGCAACGTGCTCGCCTTTGATGCCGGTGTCGCGTGTGAGTGTGATTTTCATATGGCCTCGCAAAAGAAAGGGGCGGCCCGAAGACCGCCCCGCTCTAGGACTTAGGTGGTGTAGTCGAGTACCGCTGCGAAGGACTGAGCATGGCGAACAGCCACGTCGACGTCCTGCATAACGATCACACGCGTGTTCCCGGCACTGCCGCCCGTGTACGGGTCGACAAGAATGTCGGGAGCAGACCAGAAGCCCATCATCAACTGCGAGAAGTCGCCGAAGATCATGGCCGAGCATGAGCCAGACGTTGAACCCTTGGTCAGGTCCGAAGGCACATGCGTTGTGATGGCCATCGGGTAGCCGTAAAGCTCGTTCCAAGGAGCATCGAGGATCATCACACTGTCGCCAGAACCCTTGGCGGTGTTGGCGAGTTTTGCCTTCACCTTCGGGTTGGTTAGGAACGCACTGCTGTCGGCGATCACGGCGTTGTCGACCTCGACCTCTTTCACCAGATTGGTGACCGAAGCCCAAGTTGGCGCACCGCCATTTGTGCCGATTGCAACCGAACCGATACCAGACGTCTTGGTGATACCCGTTGGCTCGTTGGAGCCGCCGCCCTCGATTGTGACGTCCTCAAGTTTGGCTGCCAAAGCACCCAACAGATCGTCACGAACGACCATCTCAGCAGACGGATCAGATTGAGCCATCAACTTGCGCGAGATGTCAGTGAAGGCACCAAGCGTTTTCGGTGCGAGCGTGACCGCAGCAAAGGTCTGGTTGACCTCCGCCACTGCCGAGCCTTCACCAACAAACGCTGCCGCTACGCCAGCACTGATTTTCGGGATGCTCACGTCGCCTTGGAGCCCACTCAAAATGCGAGCGCCGAGACCAGCGGTTACGAGCCGACCGCGTAGTGCTGCGATGAACTCATTTCCGTAATGGTCAGTTGGCTTCAAGAACCCACCGTCGGCGTTGACGCCAGCAATGATATTTCTTTGGCCCCAAGCGGCTGCCGGGACATAAAAGCCTTTGGGCGAACGACCCAACTGGGTTGCGATTTCGTCGGATACTTCACGTTCGTACCCGGCTCCACGCCAGTCACCCGTCGCCGCCGCGTTGATAGCACGCAGGAACGAGAATTGACGCTCTTCGCTTGGTGAGATGTCGGGCTCTTTGATTTCGAGCGGTTTGTCGTGACCGATCTCTTCGAGAAGCGCACCACGGAACTGCTCGATTGAGTAGCCCTTACCAATGGCATCCTCCGCAAAATCACGGCGGTTGTGTTTTGACCCAAGAGCCAAGATTTCTTTTGAGGTTTTGACGGCTTCCGCACGGGCCTGATCCGCTGCTTCGGCACGCACCTCTTCGATGTTTACTTGTTCCATTTCGTTCTCCTTTGGAACTGGGGGTTCAATGACGCGAGCGCGACCAACGCCGACGGATGTATCCGCTGGGATCGAGACAACGCTCACTTCGAGGGGCGTCCATTTCGTTGCGCGATAGACCGTCCCGTCCTCGCCCTCTTCCTTGGACATTTTGTTGATGACGTAACCGACCGAGATATTCGCTCGGATGCCATCAACGATGTCTTCGAACACCTCATTGGCTTGGGCGCCTTTTCCAAAGCGCACTGCTGCCCGCAACACGCGGTCAGCCCCAATAGTGGTGTTCTCGACAACTCCGATTTGCTGCCTCGCGTCGTGATCGAGGAGCAATGGCGCACGGCCAGAACCTAGAAACTCTAGGTCGATCGCCTCTGCGCTGTGATCTAGGACTTCCGCGCCAAATGCGCGTTCAACCGGTTCTTCGCTTGAGACAGCAATCTGAACCCGGCGCTCAGTGCTTGATATGCCAGCGCGGTCAAACTCAAGAACAACGGCCCGACGACCGTGCCGATTATCATCACCGGTATCGAAAGCAGGAATAGCGTCATCGCTATCCAGTGGAATATCTCGGCCTTCGCCCGTCTCAGTAGTCTCGTCGTATTGCTCTTCAACGCTGTGTTCCTTTGCTAGCGTTAAGACCAACTCATCATCGGTCTCAACCACACCGACGACATGCCGGTGCAATTCTGTTTCAGTCATGTGTCACCTATTTGTTAGTCGTCGACTTGGGGTTCAGCGGCGGCCGTGGTTCCGAAAGGCTGGAAGGCCAATGAGATGCCGTAGCGCTTGGCAAGCTCACTCTCGCGTTCAACCGCTTCAAAGACGTCCTCGACGTCCATGCCGTAATTGCCGACCACGTCCTGCATCGATAGAAGCCCGTTCTGTATGGCCTCGACGTTGGCTCGAACTTCCTTGAGCGGATCGATCCAACTGAAGCCGCGTGGCCTCCAGACCGCAGCGTCGGCGAACTTCTCGTACTTGCTCACCGGCAGCGGTAGATCGCTAAAGCTCATCGCACTCTCAAGCCAAGCCCCGAACACTGGCTCGATGAAGTGCTCGATCACGAACGCTTGCATCGTTTTGTAGAAGTCACGCTCATCGAGAGCGCCCTGCCGGATGCTGCTGTAGTTGACGTTCTCTAGATCGCTCGCGAGAGCGGCGTAGCTGACGCCAAGGCTCGATGCGATCCCGCGAAGGATCGACTTGTGGAACTCAGCGAACGCCGTCGTCGGGTGCGTTGGGTCGAACATCTTGATGTCCATCCCGGCCGGAAGTTGCTCGAAGCTGCCGGGGTCCGCTGACATAACGGGCGCATGAGTGTCCAAAAGGTCGTCGCCGGTATAGCCCTCGCCGTCCGGGCTCGTGATGAAGCCCATCTTTGAGGCAGCGACACGCGCCGCAACCAATTCCGCCTCGCGATACCCGTGCAACATTTTCAGTGCGGTGATCGAAGCTGCGAGCGGCGGGATGCCACGCGTTTGATGAGGGCGCTCAGCACAGAAGATGTGAAGCATCTGAGCGGCGGGCACCCGAATGTGTTTGTTGCCGTAGGCATTAGCGAACTCGTGGTCGCCGGGATGTTGGCGCAAAAGGTGATAAGCCACGGCCTTGCCGTACTCATCGACCTCAACGCCCATGCGGACGCTGTTGCCATTGCTGACCTTGGTGTTCAGTTCCTCATCGAGGAGGTCGGCCTCAATGAACTCAACGGCAAAGCGGTCTTTGTTGCCGCTATAGCCTCTGATGAGCCGGACAAGGACTTCGCCGTCCCGGCAGAGCGTTTCGATCACGAGGCGTTGTGCGTCTGCGAAGCTGAGGCGACCGTCTGCTGTTGGAATGCCGCGCTTGCCCCACGCTTTCCAAGCGTTCTCGATGATTTGGTTGCCGGGACCATCAAGGTCACCGCCTTCGTTGCGAGCCCTCACCTGAAGACCCACGCCCTGCGCGCCCACGACGTTGATCCTCATGAGACCGAGGTAGCGCCTGACGTATTCGTTATTCCGCGCCAGTTCCCGGCAGCGGTTTCGAAGTGAGCGCAGTGCTGGCCTAAGCTCCGCATCGCTCGACCGTGTCATCGGGTTGAAGTCGCTGAAGAGCCGTCCAGGCTGAGCCCCGGCAAAGCTGCGCCGCCGCACCGGCTTGGCGCGTCGAAAAAAGTCGAAAATACCCATCAAAATCTCGCTAGAACGGTGCTGCCGGTCGCTTTGCCGTTGAGTGCGCGTTCGCGTCGGACTTCCCGTAGGTGTTCAGCCCGGTAGCGGTCGCGCCACTCCATCAATTCAGTGACACCCAGCTTTGCGAGCGAGCGACCGTTGATCGAGTAGCTGGCGACATCGCTGTCGCCTCGGCCCTGTAAGAGGCTCTCGATCTTGTCGAGCATGATCTTGGCGTGGCTGCGTGGATCAGCCGTTGAGGCGGCACGGTTCGCAACAACCTCAAACGAGCCGCTATCTATGGTGAGGCGAGCGCTGTCAGAGGTGCGCGTGATGTAGCTTTGCCACTGATAATGGCCAGCGGTGTAGCTGGCAGTGGTGCCAGCGGCCACGCTCACGAGGTAATCGCTGTCGCTCGCAGACGCTGTGATCGTGATGACAGTCGAGCCGGTGCCTTCGAGCCGAGCCTTGTAGGTCAGCACATAAGCGTCGTTGGCGTAGTCCGCGCCGAGGTCAGTGCGCTTCCACTGAAGTGTGTCTCCCACTACGATCTTCTCTGGCTCAGTGGCCGGGACGTTCGCGGTGTCGAATAAATTAGCCAAGTGTCCTCACATCCCTCGAAGGAGAGAGCAATGAATTTCAATATGCCGATGGCAGTGTTTGGTGGGCTGGCGCTTATCGCCGCCGCGATTTACTTCGGTCCGGGCTCACACAGCGCAACAGCGCAGAGCGGTGGAGTGCAGAAGGTTGCTCTCTGCACCGCGAACGGAAAGGCTTGCCTTGGCGCTCACGCGTTTCAGGAGCCCGACAAGACCATATGGGCCAAGCCCGATTTTTTTAAATAGGCTCCGCTAGCTCCAACTCGTAGCGAAGTTTTGCTTCTTTGGTGTGGCACGACGCTGCGCCTTGGGAGCGACCTTTTCTTCTTGAGCCGGCTCAGCTTTCGCTAAGCGATCCGCGACCGTGTTGATGCGAACATTCAGCAGCGTGTAGGCCGCAAGCGCATAGACGCGACAGTCGAGCGCTTCGTTGCGTGGCCTGATCTTCTTCCATTCCCGCTTGCGGTAGCCCTTGTTAAAGCGGGTCACGAGTTGCTCAGCCGTTAGCTGTTTGAAGTACTCGTCGTCGTAGGTATCGCGAAAGTGGCAATAGCCGGGGCCAGCATCCGCGATCTTCAAACGGCTATAGATAAGTTCCTTCGCGGTATCGACGCCGATGGGAAACAGCCGAACCTTGCCGATGTTGTTCTTGGTTGGACGACCGACGAGCGGCTTACCCTCACCGCCGATGCCCTTGATCGCAAAGATGCGTTTGTTCTCTCGTAGGCGGCAGTATGTGTAGACCGCACTCGTGTGATGCCCGCCACTGTCGACGCACGTTGATCGAATAGGTAGCGCAACACCTCGTTCGTGCATGTACTTCGCTGATAGGGCCTGATCGAGTTCATCCCAGACCCCCCGTGCGCTCGGGTCTCCGTAGATCGTTTTGTAGTCGAGAGACCATGTCTCTTCGTTCCGTCCCCACCCAACCACTTCCAATTCGATGCGGTCGTCTTGGATATCGACACCGGCTGTGATGAGAACCACGCCTTCGGGACACTCGGCATATTTCTCGCCGCGAGAAGATAAGGTGCCATCATCGAGGCCTTCTCCACTCTCTTCCCACGTCTCACCGAGGTAGGTGTTCGTCCAGACCCTGAGCGTTTCGGGCAACTTCTTTGCTTCGAGGAAGTCCCTTGCCGCATCCGCAAGGCTCACCCATGGGCTGTAGAGCCCGGATAGGTGGAAGCCAGCAACGCCGTCGCTTTCAGCGCTCGCTCGCCATTGGCCTTTCTTGATCGCCTTCAGTCGTTTGGCTTCAGTCCATGCGGAGCCGCAATGCTCACAAACGTAAACGGCAGTCCTTGGGTCGTTCTTTTGCCAGCGCACGTTGCGCCAGCGAAGCACACTCTCTTCGCCACAGTCAGCGCATGGAACCCAGTACTCGCGCTGAT